TGTCTATGGACAGCATCGGCATAACCAATCCGGCCAGATGAATCTTCAAAGAGATAACCAAGTCCAGATTCTGCAATTTGTGAAGCGATTGTGTAGCTTGAAACAGGATCGGCAGATCGAGCAATCATTTCGTATTGTCCAGGCTGATCGATCTCACCAAGTCCAACATTTTCAGCATCAGCCCATGTCGTTGTTGGATAATAGTTCGCCCATGTTAAAGCTGGAGCAACCTCATTCCAATTGTTTAAAAGTAGATCCGATAAAATGTTGTAAATCTGTGTGCCGTCATAAGCTTTGGAAAGTGCGTTTTCCCAGTTAGCCCGGGCAAGCTTTGATAATGCTCCAAGAGCTGTAATGCGAGCTGTCGTGACATAGCCAATTGATCCCGATGATTGCACCGAGATTTCAAGGTCTGAGATAAAACCGCCGTATAAATTTACAAAATTGCCGGCAGAATTCTTAACCGAAATCAAAATGTCTGCACCGACGGTAAATGGATAGTTTTCATTTTCAAAGTTGATGAGCTCTACATAACCGTATCCGGCCACAGGTTGTTCATAGATCGATGTGCGGCCAGAGGTTATGTTGAGATTTGCCAGCGTCGATGAGCTGTAATCAATGTTGTCAATCAGGATTTTCCATTGAGGCTGCCACAAGGTCACGATGCAAACGCTCCTGCGCCTAGTGTGCCGCGATAACTTGAATTGTTCAAAATGTTGATAATGGTGCGCGCTGTACCTTCTGGATCGATTGCTCCATTGACGGTGATGTTATAGGTCGATCCACCATTATTACCGCCCAAGCGATGATTTGGGATGATTGTGCCGCTGCTTGATGGCGTGAAGAGCTCAGGGCCACGCTCGCCCACCATGTAAGTCGTACCACCGGAAACAGGGCCACCGGCAGCTTTACCGCCCCCGAAAATCTTATCGACCAATCCGCCAATACCTGCCACGACAGGATTGTTTTTTACAAGATCAATGAACTGTTTGATTTTGCCAATGACATCATCAAAGAATCCAACAAGCTTTGAAACACCAGTAATGACAGCTCCGATTGCTGTGCCTACGACTTCAAATGCAACCTTGAGAACCGTGCCGATTGCTGGCCCAAGATAATCGCGAGCAAAAGCGGCAACGCTTTTAAACAATGTGAAGAGCGGTTGCAAGTCAGCTTCGTTGTCTGTAATTGCTTTGCTGACAATGCTAAAAGCTGACGAGATGCCTTTAATTGCAGGGCCGAAAATGCTGGCAAAAAATGGCACAAGATAATCCGCAAGGAAGCCATAAAGAGCTTTGAATGCTGGGATCACAAAATCGACTAGGACTCCTTTGATGGCATTCATTGGATCTTTAAGATCCTTGCCCAAAGATTCGGACATCTTTGAAAGTGCTGGAATTACATTGTCCACAAAGCCTGATACAAGCGGCGTGATAGCATCAAGGATAAATGATCCGACCGTCTCTTTACCTTCGTTGAAAGCTTCTGAGAGTCTGGCCATCTTGCCTTGAAATGTGTCTGCCTTAGCCGATGCCTGATTTTCAAAAGTATCTGCAAGCTTCTTTGTGATCTCGTCCATTGAAAGCGTTTTAAGCTGTGCGGCAGATAATCCCACACCAAGCTTTGCCAAAGAGGCTGTATTGCCTTCCTGTGCCTTTGCAAGCGCATTTGTGACGGCTTCAAGAGACTTACCGCTACCGGCTGAAATGTCAAGAGCTAATGTTTGAAGTTTTGTCGCCTGATCAACATCTCCAGTTGCGCGCGCAAGCCGCTCCAGAGACGGCCGCAATTCTGTGTCAGTAACGCCAAAAGCAAGTTGAGTTTTAGTGATGTATTGCTCGGTCGCTTTGACTTGAGCGTCTGTTGCTCCGGTAACATTTTGTAATGTGAGCTGTAACTTCTTCTGTGCAGCTTCATCGGCAATGGCAGACTTAACGCCATCAATTGCCAGTTTGCCAGCGTAGGCCACAGCTGCGACCGATGCAGCTGCAAATGCGGCAGCCGCTACCTTTCCAAATTTGCCGATCTTATCTGAGAATCCTTCGACCTCATTTTGTGCGCCTTTAACGCCCTTTTTTAATTCATCAAAATCGGCATCAAAGGTTATCTTTACTTTTGGAATTCCGGCCATTAGTCCAACCTCAAATCTTCAATAACACCTTGAATCATTGAGATGTATTCCTTCGCAACAATTGGTGTGTAGTAATCAACCGCCGGAGCGATCCAGTATCCGCGCTTGTTGCGTGGAGCTTTGAATCTTCCTGTGTAGGCACGACCAATTGAATCGACTCCCGGGCCCGATCCGTATTCTGTGCCCCACAAAAGCGCACCGGCTGGAGCTGCGCTCTGACGCACTTTATTGCCTTTGCCGCTCTTGCTGGATTCTCCGCCGTACTTTCGGCCGACCTTCTTTGGGCCACCGATGTCCACACGGATCAATCGATCTCGCTTTGCAGCAATAGTCTGTGCAACCAACTTTGTCTGTGGAGCTGGAGCACTATGGGAAAACATCATCAATTGACCGGCTAGTCGTTGAGACAATCCCATCGCTTTATCGCGTACAACATTTTGTGTTTCTTTATCAAGCTTGTTGAGAGTCTGAATCAAATTTTTTAATTGAGCAGGTTCAACTTCGATGCTATAAACACCTTGCTTACCTGCCATTTCGATTCTCCAAAATCTCGAGTGCTGTTAAAACCTGCTCCGCCGTCTGCCAACTTTCCATCGGGATGTGAGTCGCGATGGCCAGCTCAACAAGTAATCGATTTAAGCTTCCGACGGGATAACTTTTGGGCTATCCGATCCAGCCTCTACATCCGCAACGGTTTCAATCCAAGCTTCATAAGGCTTGATTGCTTTACCGGCTGATTCTCGCTTCATAGCGTTATACGCCAAGAAGAGTAAATCGCTGACTCCCATTGAGTCAGCTTGCTGGATAGTTTTGCCAAACTTTGATTCCCATTTTGACCACTCTGGCGGAGCTGCAACATAGGTTGCAGACTCCCCAGAGAAGTATTCAATTGTGATGTTAAGTTTCATTTTTGCTCCCGATTCTTTTCTTAGCTAAATGTTTCTGTTGGTGTTCCAACTACTTGGAATGACATTGTGACGGTTTGCGCGCCCGGAGCTGATCCGCCCACGCTTGGGAATACCGGCAAAATGTTGCATGCAAAGACCGCGCCTGTTGCGCCTGTCAATGATGCTGCGACGGTTGTATTTGGTGCTGATTCGCAAGCTGTCCACATTGCTTCACAAAGTGATCCAGTCGCTCCCCAGTCTGCAAGCATTTCAACATCAAGAGTCCAAGAATCATCGATCGCCTTGTAAGCGCGGCCATCGAGAGTTTGGTATGTCTCAATTGTGTGTTCATTTGTAAGTGTGACGCTCGTTGCTTGTGCGTCGTAGGAAACTGTCGCGATCGTCAATGCGAGATCGCGTCCAGTAATGACGGTCGTTGGCACAGTATTTCTCCTTAGTTTGTTTGAGTGTAATAGGTTGATACTTCAATCTCGCAAGCGAGAATTTCAGAAGCACCAATTTGGACTGGGATTGGATTAGACACATTTCCCAATGTGTAGTTTGCCGGCAATGCCGCCAAAATGCTTATTGTGAGCTTTTCGATGTTATCGAGAGCAGCTGCGTTGGAATACATTGCGACGCCAAGAGTGATGACAAGATTGACCTTCACTTTGACGGCAGCTTTACCAATCAATACAGTTTCAAGATACGGCGCGGATGGTACAACCGCAGCAAATGGCACCATCGGAGATTCCGGTACTGAATCATAAACATTAGCTGCAACGGATGTGATTGCTGTTTTAAGAGCTCCGCGAACATCAACCGCGATCGATGAGGCTGGCATTATTGACAAATCGTTTCGACATCTAAAAATGGCTGTAAAAGAGCCGACACGCGATTTGTGAGGCTGCGTCCCATCCTGTATGGCGTACTAGCAAAATCGAGCCCTTCGATCTGGCCACCGGCAGCAATTCGGCTTTGAAAGATTTCAATGCAGACGGCGTACATAGCAGATTCAATGGCTGGATTTGCTGCATAAAGTGTTGCTGCGCCATAGCCGGAAAGAGTCGCTGTGCCATTTGGCACGATCGCACGCTTTGTCACATTGGCATTTGTAAGAGCTGCCGTAAAGTAATAATCGCCAATTTTTGTGACGGTAAATGTTGCTGAAAATGGTGCTGGCAATCCAGCAACGACAATTGATTGACCAATTACAAAGTCATGTAATCTGGCTGTATAAAAATACGCAACATTGTCTGTGAGCTCATAAGCATCAACGGCAGATTGATTTGCTACAAGAAGAGGCAAAATCACAGCTTCTCCCGAATCAATGATTTGCTCTAAATAAGCGTCATTGTAAAGAGAAGAGCTCACACCTAAAACAGATCGCAACTGTGCAGCTGTGATGACGGATGGCATGAGCTCTTCCCTTCTACGACTGGGCTAGCTCGGGAGCGAACTAG